CCGCGTTCGTGTTTGACGGGTGGAAAAACACGGCATACTCAGCACCCGTCGGGAACGCCTTATTGAAAGTGACCGTGCCAAGCGTCGTGGCCGTCAATGACCCTGTGCCACTTGTCACGGTGATCTCCCCCGCCAGGTCATCGCCTACAATAGAAGACGTTGCGCCAGTGCCCCAACCGCTCCCGATTGTGAAAGACGGCGCGCCGCTTGTCTGCGTTTCGCGCTGCCATCTGGTGCCATTGTAAGATTCCAGCCCGCCTGTCTCTGTGTTGTAGACAAATAGCCCCGTTGCCGGGCTGCTTATCGCGTCCCTTTGCGTTGTTGTCATTCGAGGGAATAAAAAGCCCTTGGTTGTGCTTTCAACCTCAAAAATAGCGGTTGTCTCAGGGACGCCAGATTGGCCTACAGCAACACCACCAACAACGACAAGCGCGTCGGCATCAGCAATCTGCTCCGCCCCGGTAGACCCGGCGGTCAATGGTTTTTTTGCTGCCATAATTAGCTAATCAAAATTGTATCGCCTGGCTCAAAAGCAAGAACTGTTGTACTTTCTGCGCGGCCTACATATTGTTGGATGTCGCCTGTGCTGTAAGTTAGCGCTGAATAGAGCGCAATAGCGCCCGTAGCGGCATTTGAAAGGAAGTACCTGCTTCCAGCAGTAAGCCCGGAAAGCCCTGTTATCTTGCCGTGTCCACGGTAGAAAGTGCCAGATGCGCCGTTTGAGATGCTTGCAAGCACAAAGCCCTGGGCTAACTTGCCCTCGCTGTTTGCATCCGCTTTCATGATCGTGCCTGAAGAAGTGATGTACACCAGGTTCCCGGCTGTCAATGCTTCGCCCGCCGTGTACGTCTCACCTGTGGTGCCGCCGTTAGATGCCGCCGTGATACGCCCCTGTGCGTCAACGGTGATATTTGCCGTCGTGTAAGAGCCGGGCGTTACCGCCGTGTCCGCAAGTTGAGTGGGGCCTATACTGTCTGCAATAACGCCCGCTGTTATTGAGGGTGTTGCGTCTGCGTAGGTGAAGTCAATTGTTGCCGAATCCACCAAAATTCCGCCCACGGCATCCTGCGCCGCCTCGTCAAAATCTGAAATCTTCGCTGCTGTAAGGGTTGGGATGTTTGCAACGGGCAGCGTGTCGCTTGCCCCCATTTGTTCTAAGCCGGTCGATCCGGTCTTTAGCGCTTTTACTTCTGCCATTTTATTTTGTTTTTATGTTATTTTAAGATTGAGACGCTGAAATCCAGCATCATTTTGTCGTTTTCAAGCGATATGCCAGCCTTCTGGACAACCAGCCAGGCGGCGTTTATTTCATCGACTATCTCCCCGTCTGTCGATACCCATAGCGGCTTGTTTGGGTCAAATGATAGAGCAGCGTCTTCGATGACCCCAATTGGCCGCACCTCCACGCTTGCGCCCGTCACGGCGCTTGTCCTTGTTACCCCGCACATGCGCCCGTGGTGGGCTGTGTTTGACGGCTGGAAATAGTATGCAGAACCGCCGTCTACCATGATCGCCCGACCCGCTGAAAGGTTTTGCCCCGCTGTGATAAAATAAGACAGCGTAGACGAGCCAGGGTCTGACCAGATTATATCGTAATCGGTAGACGATGCCTTTGTAGCAACTTGCCCGGAAGTGCCGCCCGTAGGCATGCCTATTGCCCCATACCCAAAGTTTAGGACAACTGGGGCGGCTTCGTTTATTTCTAGCGTTATGTCCGGCATTGCTTAGTTGTCTATTCCTACTGTGTTAACTGTTATGGTGCCCTCTGTATATGTCCGCTTTTTCGATGATGTGTCTGTGATGTCAAGCCCGTACTTATACTCACCGCTTAAAGTCGACGTTTGCGCCGCTGTCATGGTCAGCGTTATTACGCCAACTGATGAAAGAGTTATGCCAGAGCCGTTTGTAAGCGTAATCGCCGTCGCGCCGTTGTTGGCGTTTTTAATGGCCATTGAGGCCGTGTAGCCCGTAAAGTTTACGGCGGTGCCGGAAACCGTCGCCGTTATCGTGCCTGGCTCCCATGTGTTTCCCTGCCAAAGCTCATAATCTACTTTTGCGGGCAATATGCTGATGACTGTAGACATGGTTAGCTTATTGTGAATGTTACGCCCGAATTATCGGACAATCCAGATAAGTAGTCTTCAAAAACCTGGTCGCAAGCGTTCCTGAATTTAATCCGGTCTGTTGCCCCGCTGCCAGTTTTTGCGTTTATGGCGGCAATGGTAGTCTGAAAGAAATACGCGCCGACCTGTGGAGACGTTGCAGCGAACACGGTTGGGTAAATACCGTACTTCAAGCCAACGTCAACGCCAGCGGCGCTTTCAACCACGTCGGTCAAAAAGAATGTCGGGTTGCTGTAGACCAATTGGCTACCATCTTCGACTACTGTTGGGCTATCTACTGCTATCATTATCCGCTAGTGTTTGACGTGATTATTAGTTTCATTTTATACGCTGTGCTTGCCGCCAATGTTCCGGCTGCTTTCAGCGTGAATGTGGTAGTCGATGCCGCATTGCAATAGAATTTATTAAGGTCTATTGCCATGTTGTCGTTAAGTGGTGACCAAACAGGGTAAGCGCCCAAAGGCACGGCGTATGGGATCGTTATGGTAACGATGTCTGCATTTGTCGTTGGTGTGGTGCCTGTGGTGAACTGAAAAAAGATGTCAAGGCTTCCGCCTGTGAGGAAGTTTGTAGCAGGCCCAGTACCCGCCCCAGCGTGATAAGTCGCAGACAATGTGCCTGGCTCACCACAAAGCACTTTTGTGCGGGCGGTTCCGTTCACATCAAGCTCGTGCAGCGGCGCGTCCCGGTTGATGCCTATTTTTGTCTGGGCATCATTGGTGAGGATTAAGCCCTTGTTTGCCGTGCCGCCGGGCGTGTTTGCGCCGGGCGTAATCTTGAATTTGTCGCTGTCGCTATTGTCAAGCCCCATTGAAGTTGTAATGGTGCTTGTTATAGTGAACTGCATGCGCGGGTCACCAGCGCTTACCCCGCCTACTGTGGCCGAAAAGGTGGCATCTCCGGTGTTGCCTAGGTTTCTGGCGTTGTCAATAATAACCTTTAAGTCGCCGTTTACTTGCGCACTTGCCCTGATCGCTTCAACGTTTCCGGTAATAGCCCCGCCATTTACGTTTAACCACCCGTTGTTTGCGCCTGTGGCGGCAATTGTACCAGTTACTGTTACCCTGTCATTTGCCGCACTCAATGTCAATACCGCGTCGCTTGCAATCACCCCGCCAGCCGTAAAGTATGCAACCTGGTTGGCTGTCCCGCTTCCTGTCACATAACCCAAAAGCGTTTGCATTTGAGCTGTGGTAAGGTCTACTGGTGCCGCCGCGCCGCCTGTGTTGTTACCCTTAATGGTTGAGGCGGCCATGTTGGCCATTTTGGCGTTTGTTACGGCGCTATTCGCAATACCTCCAGTCGCTATCGTTCCGAAATTCAGGTCGTTTCCAAGCGTGTTTACCCTCAGCACTTGATCGGCTGTGCCCTGAATGTCGGCCACGTTTGCCGTTGCGTTGCCTGTTACGCCAATGACAGACCTAGCCACGCCTTGCCTGATATGGGTATTTGCCACGCTGTTGGCGGCTATGTCCGCAGATATTTCCGTTTCATTATTGCCCGCGTCATCGGTAAGCGCGAATGTGATCCTGGCGCTATCCACAAAATTGGCTGCTGCCCGTTGGGTCATGCCCGCCCCGCCGTCTCGAAAGGTTTGGTAGTTCGTTCCGCCGCCCGCCGTTGCCTCTGACTGCCAGCCGTTTGTAGTGTCCCATGTCAACACATGCCCGTCTGTGGTGCCGCTGTATGGCTCCCAGGCGTCGGTAGTGTCGTTATACCTAAGTATCTGCCCCTGTGTAGCAGTAGGCAGGGAAAAAGCATAGGCTTTTTGCTTTACAACCAGGTACGAAAGTTCTGGGCTGTCAAAATCAGCCGTGTCAGAAACAACAGACAAAGAAGTAGCGCCAGATGTCGGCGGTGTGCTTATCTCGAAATCTTGGAACTGTCCGGTAATCGGGTTTATAAGCGTTACAATGTCGCCCGCCAGAAACTCGTTCCCTGCGCTTACGGTCGTGATATTGATACTTGTGATCGTGTCGCCTTCTTCTATCGCGTCTACGGTAGAATTATAAGCCACCGGGGCTAATACCGTAGGCGGCGCATTGGAATAAAAACCTTGATTTGAACTTGAAATACCTTGCCCTGGAGGCAATGGGTCTGGCGTTGATGGCGTGGTGGTTGGCAGCAGCGTCTTTATTTTGACGGGCGTAGCACTCACCCCCGCCGCTCCATAGTCCAGCTCCATCCAAGAGCCACTAATCGTGTTCTTTCCTAAATCCCATTCGGCATTGGCCATCATCCAGCGTTTGCCGTCTGGCGTAGACATAAGCCTACGGATGCCAAAAACGCCATACAAAGAACCGTTGAGCCGACGGCGCGGCGTATCGCGGGCATTGAGTATGTGCAGCGCCAAAATGTCGCCTATCTCGCTATCGCGCGTATCTGCACCAGCGCCCCAAAGCCCGGAAGATTCCCAGCGCGTCAAAGCGTCGTTATAGGTAAGGAGCCGCCCGGCAGAGTTTGGGAGATTTGCCGTGCCGATCCTTACTGTCGTTTCATAAACTTGCGTTGCGCTTTCAGCGTTGTCTGCCGTGTAGATTACTTGATCCTCGTTTATTACCGGGGTGCCCTGGTCAATTATCTCAAGGTACTGGTTTGTAATGCTGATGTCTATATCAAAGTCAGACGAAAATACGAAAGTCCCGTCCCACTCAGTCATTTCGGCATCATAAAGGTTTACGCCAAACGAATTTAAAGACCCATTTTCAGGCAAGGCCGGGATCATCAAATCTACAGGCGTAGAGCCAATTTTGCCATAACCTACGGCAATCGGAGGTACTGTACCGATGTTGATAGGTACATAAACGCCCGAATCAGCGACCGTTGTCCATGTTAAATTGCCAACGTGCGCCGAAAAGTTGGTGATCTGGTACGTGCGCTTTAGGTAGTAGTCGCCGATTTTCAGCTTTACCCGTGGGGCGATAAAAAAGCCGTGGTTGGCCGGAACCGTGGAATCAATGTTTCTTACAGACCAGTTTAGCGTAAATTTCAGGCGCATAACGGCTGTGCCGTTATTGCTGTCAATTAGCGTATTGAACGCTTCGTTTGTCCCGGTGGGCTGAATGACGGTTCCGGCCAAGAAATTGCGCCGCATTTTAACGTCATACGTCACCTCTGCCTTTTTCAATGATGGCAGGAAGTCGTAATTAACCGTTGCCAGCTTCGCGCCTGTGTCGGTTTGGTCTATTTCATTGTCCCCTGTATTGTTTGAGCTGACAATGAAGCCACCTGTTTTTGTGTAGTGCCTTGCCCTGAAAGGGTCTGTGCTGCGGTACGGTATCTGCTCGATCCACCAGGTACCGTCAGCCTGTAAGATACGGGATTTGAACGCGCGCAATATGTTCGCTATCACATCGCCGCAGCTCAGTACGTCTTTGTCAACGTCGCCGCTTGTCTTGTAGTCGTAAAAGGTGGCATGGTCAACGGCTGCCTGGAAAAAAGCGTCATCATCATCGCCTGAATCCATCCCGACTGCCCACCAATCAATGGCGGTCTTTATAAAGGATTCCGTGCCGTTCCACAGTACGCTAGTGTGTGCGCACTTTGTGAGCGCTATCACCAGGTGATCCAGCAGAGTTTCAACGCCAGAATAGATGGCCGTGCCATCGTGGTACGGTGTTTTCTTCAGTATTGCAAGGCCGCAAACAGCCGATACTTTGAACGTGTAAACGGGCGAGGTGTCATCTTCGCCCGCAAAATCCGGTGTCATTATTCCGCGCCAAACAATCACAGACCCGATGGGCTTGACTATCTCGACAAAAAAACGGTCTTCAGCGCCGCCCGCAAAATCTTCAATGAAAGTGGCAAGCGTTGAATCTTCAAAATCGACCGCTATGCCTATTTCTGCACGGCTGCCGACAATGGGGCTGTTTATATCTGAATTACTGTCAGAATCGTAATTGATACGGCAGTAGGCGGTGTTAAACGAGGTGCTAGACCCCGAAAAATCGGCATCATAAATGTCTACACGGTGTTGGGTGCCGTGTATGTCGTAAAAGCTCGATGTCAGCCTGATAGCCATTATCTATACCGTGCGTTTTTTTGCTGCGCTCTTTCCAGAACCAAAACAAGGTCTGTGCCGCGCACGGTGAATTCTCCCCCAAGCGTCATGCCGCCACCGCCTTCCATGCCTGAAAGCATTTTGGAGGTTTGGTTTGCCGTGTAGACTTGGGAATACTTTGGTATGTTCAATATTTCGGGGCCATCCTCACCAACTACAGCCAAGCCGCCGGGGGCGCTTTTTGTGCCTTTGGCAAAGCCTTTGATACCAATAGAGCCAATTGCTTTTGTAAATAGCGCCGCCGCTGCTGCGCCCGCCGCTGCCCCTGCTGCCAGGTTGAAAGGGAACGGCACAGAACCGAGCGCTTTTGCCACCGTAGCGGCTACACCCTGCTGGATATAAGCCCTGATTATTTTTGCCGCTGCCCCTAACGCTGCGTTGCCAAGGTCGGCAAACGAAGACGCGCCAGACGCTGCCGCCTGTTGCATCGCGCCACCCATTGCTAGGAACACGTTTTCCATCAATGTACCGTTACCGATAACGCCCTCGGCAACCGACGAAAACACGCTATTGAAATTCAAAAATGAATCGCTTAGGGCGGTCATTGCCTCAACGGCGGGCGTGATCTGCGATGGGAGGTTTTGAACGGCTTGCCCAGGGTTTTGTAGCTGCGCTTCGCCTCCAGGCGCACCCGTAGAAGTGTCAACAGCGCCAACGCTTGCCGCCCGTGCCTCAACTTCCGCTTTAGCCTCGTCTAACCACGCCTGTTCGATTTCGCGTACCATTTTGGCGTAGCGCTCCATTGAGGCCGTTTCCTCATCATCGGCGGCTTTTGCGGCTGCTGTAGCGTCTTTCTTTTCGCGCTTCGCCGCTGCCAGGGCTTTTGCCGATACGGTGGCCGTATTTGTTGCTGTGGTATTTTCTCCTACAGCCTCTTTTTCTGCATAGTAAGCATCACGAAGTTTGTATTCTGCTTCGATTGTCGGGTCAATTGCCCGGTTGATCGTGCCAAACGCGCTATCGAACTGCGAAGCCACGATGCCAACTTGTGAGCCAAGGGCTTCCGCCCGCTGCTTCAGCTTTATCATGACGGCCTCAGCCCTGCCGCCTGCCGCTATCATGTCGCCCGTGTCAATGAGCGTCGCCTCCGATGCTGTTATGCTTGCGCCGTCTTTTAGCTGCTGTATGCGCAAAAGCGTTTCGGCCTGCTTTTCATATATTGAGGTTATCGCAGCGGCTTTCTGCCGTTCAGCAACGCCCCTCAGGATAGAATCGTTCAGGCTTTTTTGTATGGTGTTTAGCTCGCTTATTGAGGCTTTTTCAAGGTCAATCCCTTTTAGGTATTCAGGGTATTGCTTTAATAGTTGGTCAATAACCTTGCCTTTCTCAAACCGCCCTTTTGTTTCGTCTTTTAAAACATCAAAACTTTGGTTCAAAAGCCCTATTTCAGAAGCCGTCTGGGAGATAATCGCTTTTTGCGATTCGGCGAACTTGTCAGCGCCGAACTTGGCTGCATCAAAGTTGTCTGCAAGCGCGTAAAATGCCGTAGCAAGCCCGGCAACAAGGCCAACAATGCCAAGCGCGACCTTTACGCGGCCAAAAGCCGCCTCAAAGCCTTTTATTGAGTTGTCAACAATGCCAAAGCTGGAAATTACGGCGGTAGATAGCCCGCTCCATGCTGTAGATATAACGCCTGCTATTTTTGACCAAATTCCTACTAATTGCCCAGCCGCGCCGTAAAAAGCGCCAAAGACTTTCAATAGTGGCCCCGCTGCCACAACAGCCAAACCAAATTGAACAGCCATGCGCTTGGTGCTGTCATCGAGTGCCGCAAAAGAATTGGAAACACTTTTCAGCGTGTCTGAAAGTTCCTCGGATAGCGAAGTGATGTTGAACGCCTTGTTTATCTCGTTCCCGATTGAGCCAAGGAACTGCGAAACCGCGTCTCCAGCGTTTTCTATGCTGTTTTTTATGCCGCCCGTTGCACGGGGCAAGCCCTCCATTTGCTTTACGATGCCCGAAATAAACTGCTCAGATGTGATGCCAAGCTTTTGCAGCGCCTCTGTGTCGGCGGTGCCAAAAGCCTGCTTCATCAAAGTGCGTATCTGCGGGAGCCGTTCCGCTATCTGGTTTATTTCCTCCGCAGAAACCTTGCCTTTCGCGCTGATCTGCGTAATGGCAAGCGCCACGCCGTCAAGCTCTGCTTTGCCTTTTCCTGCGAGAGCCAGGGCGTTGCCAAATTCAGAAAGCGTTTTTCTTGCTTGATCGGCACTAAGCCCGACAGCCTGGAGGCTCACAGATCCTTTTACGGCCTGCTCAAATCCAAGCCCCGGTTTTAACGCCTCCTTTCGGAGCGCTTCAAGTTCTTTTTTAGCGGCCTCTGCGCTTCCAAGCTGGCTTTTGAGCGCATTCTCAAAACTTTCGATGTCGCCAGCTGCTTTGATGGCAGAAATGCCTATCAGCCCAAGCGGAGCGGAAATAGCCAAGGACATATCACTGCCAACGCGGGATAATTTGGCTGCTGTCCGCTGCAAATCGCGCTCTACCCGTGCCAAAGATTTTTGGTCAAACAGGAAGCCGAGCCGTATGTTTAGATTTGCAATTGAGTTAGCCATTTTTGCCGCGTATGTAGGCTGCGTATGCCTCCGGGTTTGTCTTTTTTAGAATCTCGTCCGCTTCATTGTCGAAAACCTTAATTTCTTCCGGGTCAACAACTATGATCGGCTGTGTGGAATCCTCCCAGGGGAAATACCCCAAGTCTGTGGGCTTTTTGATCTTGTTGCCACCGTCTGCGGCCTTTATGGCATGCATTGACACGTACCGCGCCCGCTCCCATTCGTTCTGTTCTTTCTGTTCTGCTGCTGCCACGTGCGCCGAAAAATAGCGCGGTGTCATATCCCAGAAATCGCGTTCAGACACGCCGCACCCGGCGGCAGATTCCATCAGCTCATCCCAAGTGGGGGCGCTGCTTTTTTTTTGCCTTTGTCAAGATTTGGCTTTTGCGAAAAAGATTCTGTGAACACTTGCGTAAATTGCTCCATAACCCCTTCTTCGCTGAACACCCAATCAGCAACATCGTGTGCGGTAAAGTCTACCGCTATGCCAGCCGATTGGTGGCCGATCACAAGCCCGGCAAAAATCAAGTCCGCTGCCACCGTCACGCTGACCCCTCCGGCTGCATTTATTTTGGAAAAATCGGCAATGGCGTTGCGCCCGGTCTGCTTTTCGTACTCGTACAATGCCGCGAAAGAAAATCTAACCGGGCGCTTTTTGCCGCCTAAATCAAGTGTGGTATAATTCATTTCGATGTTGTGTTTTTTTTACGCTACAGTAGCCTCAACAAGCGCGCCTGTGCCCTGGAACTCAAATTCAAACGTCACAGCCTCGTCATTGCCGGAGCTATTCAGTTTTAGGCTTGAGATGTAGGCTGTGCCGCTGTATTTCTTGTCGCCGGAAACGGCGGTCTGAAACACAAGCGAAGCCGACGTTTGATCGTCCCAATACTCGAACAAACCGCTAGCATTAGCAAAGCCAAGCGTAGCGTCAAATGCGAAATTTCCAGACCCGGAAACCGTCCAGGACTTGGTGCCTGGCAGAAACGCGGAGTTTGCCGCGCTGTCCTTGCATGTTGTTTCGAACATGTTTGTTGACATGCTCAAAGAGGCATCTACCTGGCAAGTGATTGCCGTAGAGCCAATGAAAAGCTTCATATTTTTGGCGAGAACTGTGCCTGTAGTAGCCATTGTGTGTTATTTTTTTGTTTTAGTTGTTTCGGCTCCTTTCGAGCTGTTGTCTGTTATGTCGTTCAATGCAGCGCCAAGAAAAAACGCCCGCTCATTGTTGCTTACGGGTGAAGGCACCGCGCACTCCATTACCACGACCTCCTGCCTGCGAGGGTATGCGCCGTCTGAAACACGCTGGCAAACACCGTCAGCAATGCGGCGTTCTGCCTCCGCGTCTGTGTGTTCCGCAGTCCAGCCAGATTCAAAGGTGAAGCCGTCAGCGTCCGTGTATT